ATCGTATCAGCGGATGGCGGGGTGCCTGACACGGTGCCAACAGTATGAATGTAAGACGTGGTTCCCGTGCCGCCAGAGCCACCAGAACCGGACACTGTACCACCAGCGCCACCAACACCCGGAGCCGCAACAATAATATCCGGCAGCACAAACGCGGGGTAAATAGCAACATTAACACCGGCACCGGCCCCGCCGCCTCCGCCTCCGGCAGCGGAAGCAGAACCAACATAACCAGAACCTCCGCCACCTCCGCCGCCGATGGCGAGCATAAAACACCATTGCGCTCCGCGAGGCTTGGTAACAATCTGCTTATTAGCGCCTGCCGCTTTGCTTACGCCAAAAAACTCCTTTATACCTAGGATTCCGGAGTACTGTGGGATATCACCAAAATCAAGCATCTGCGCTTCTGTAAGAGCAGGGCTGCGGAGCGGGAGTGCCATCAGACAACAGCACTGCCGTGACTTCGTGACTCACATCATCAACTACCTGCACACCGTCCTGACCGGCCACCGACTGCGGGGACAAAAAGACAATCGGCTGATCCATCAGTATTTGCCTCCGATTACGACCGCCTTCCATTGAGTGTTGGTGGCTGGGGCAACACTATTGGTGACAAGGATCGTGTAATTTGGCGGCAGCGCGAAGTCCAGAGGCACGGTGATGGGAACTCCCGGCAACGTAGTCGTAGGCGTTTGTGTCGCCAAACCAACTTCCGCAATCAAATGCGTGTTGCTTGTGGTGGTAGTGCCAGAGGTCACGGACGAAACAAAAACCCTGCCGACCGTTGCGGTGCTTGCAGTGCCGATAGTGGTTTCGCCAAGGCTCCAACGCACCTCACGAACATATCCACCATTGGTCGCATCGGCCTGAAAGGCCAGAAAAATATCCGAGCCTATCGTGCCTCCACCCTGCGAAGATGTGTTCGCAGCAGATACGCCAACAGCTTGAATGTCACCTACCTTACTCCAGATCGGATCGATATTACCCGGCATCTTTTATCTCCTATGGCATTCCCATGTTAAGTGTGCGCGAAAGCAAACTGCCGCCGTTCGCGTTATCAATCAATCTCGCACTCGCATCGCACCACACATCCTTGCTGCCAGCACCCCAATCAACAGCATTCCCACTGTTGCTGCTGGATTGAATGGTGTCCCGAGTCAACCCAGTGGTTCCGTTGAACGTGCCAACGACAACCTCCCAATCAGTGCCATTGCTGACCGTATACAGGACGCTCAATGAGGATGAGCCAAACGCAGTCGCAAAAGACCGATAGCCTGTTTTGGCACCGGCCAATGTATACGACCCCGTCCCAGTTGTTGTCGTGGTCTCGACTACGCGATCAGCAATGTATGGCATAGATTGTCAGGCGATGCGGATGATGGCGTTGGTCGCGTTGTATGCCGGGAACTGAATAGTGAAATCACCGGACGTTGACGATTTATCGCCGCCAAACGCAAGAACCGCGAACGCTTTATCTGATTGGGTGCTGTTGTAGATCAGCGCACCATTGGCTGTAATGGTGGAGGAAGTCCACGTCAAGTCCGCAAAGTCCAGATAAGCCGTTGTGCCACTGGAGGTGGGGCCGCTAACCGTCAAGGTTTTTCCGCCGGTCGTGTAGCCGCTACCGTTCGGGACTTCGTAGGTGGTGGTATAAGTCGTGGTGGTCGAATCCAGAGTCGCAGACGAAGTGAACAACGCCAGTTTAAACGTGTCAGCAGCAGTCGATGCACGAACGACTGTGGTGCTGAAGGCGTGGATGCCGTTAAGCAACTCGACCTTGGCCGATGTGCAGAACGCTTGGGTAATAGCCATTTGTAGTCCTTAAATTTGGCGAACAATGTTCGCTAGGTCTTCATGGCCCTGCTGCTGAAGTTTGATGCAAATGGTGTTTCTCTCAGCCTTCTGAGCCACATCAAGGTAATGCACAAGCACAGCGTGAATCTTGTCTTTGAACGCCATAGCCTGCCCAACAATTACGGGGTCGCTGCCCTGACCCACATAAATAATCTTGTCTACGGCGAGATTGGCAATCTCCTCGGCATTGCTACCGCGATTATTGACCGTATGAACTTTGATCCCACCCAACAACGCTGCGACAGAGTCGCTCATCTTTCCTCCAGAGTTTAAACAACAGGAACCCTAACCTGCCCGCTGCGGTAAGCATCGCGCCGGTCTTTGCCGTCACCAAGCTGTTTGAGCAGCATCATGGACTCCTGATACTTGGCCTCGTAGTTGGCGAGCATGTCGGCCTCACCCTTCATGTTGACGTATGCCTCTCGCAATGCGCCGTAGAGAAGGGCGGTCTCGAAGTTGTCACTAAGCCAAGTCGTGCCAGCGGTAACGATAGACTCCGGATAGTAGTAGTAATGCAACTCCATCTCATACCCGTAGTCCGGGGTGGGGCCAAGGATTAACGTGTTTTCATCAAACTGGCCATAGTGCTGGGGGACACCAACATCGTCCGGGCCCGGATAAGCCTCGCGGATGTAGTTCACATCCTTATTGAGCAGGAACGTCTGGGCGCTGGTTACCGGATCAATAACGGCCAGAGAGAACGTCGCCAGCCAATCGATCGGCAATGACAGATACTTGTTGTTGATCGTCAGGTTGCCGGTGGCGTTCTTGCGGATTGCTGGAATCTGAACGCTGTTGTAGATGCGCTCTTCCGCAAGCTGCACGAACGTCGGGATGTTGGCGACGAACGACGACTCAGTATTCTCCGTATACTGTTGAATGGTCTGAGAAAGCGTCGTGTAGTCCATGCCTTACCTCACGCCATCGGGCCGCGAGCAGTCACGCCCTTGGTAGCCGCACCGGTGCCGCGAACCTTGATACCGGAGCTCTTCGGCTCAGGATAGCCCTTCGAGCTGATGCTGCCAGCCGACATCCGCATGTTGTTGATGTAGCGCTCTGCGCCATTGTCTGTACCAACCTCAACCGTCGCAACTTTCTTGATCTTCTCCATCATTTGCTCCCTTGGTTGCGAACACGGGCCATGTTGCGACCCATCTTCTTCATGTCCATCGAGGTCGGGCCACCCTTTTTGAAGGTCGGCTTCTTACCGGGGTGCATACGTTGTTCGTGTTTGCGAACGGCTTTTTTGGCGTCCATGTCTTACTCCTGTGTGGTTACTACCGTAACAGTCCCAATCTCAGCCGCAGGGGCCAGCACATTGGGGGTTAATTCTGCGTCAAAACTACGGGAGCCGCCCACGGGATTCCAGCCCCATTGGATCATTCTACTACCACCGGCCCCGTCATTCCCAGTCTCGTAATAGCTTGTATCCGGACGGGGGTTACGCACCGCCTGCGGGTCGTTCACGGGGTACAGGCCGAGCGACAGCTGCGGTTGATCAGGTTCCCAACACTCCGGGCAGACCAGAATGTTGACGTTCTTGGTCTTGATAACCAGCGACTTTAGCTGCTTGAGCTTATACCGAAATCCGCAGCGATCGCACTCCGCGATCGCAAATTTACCGGATGAGAACTGACTGGGCATCTAGGCCCCCTTACCCGCCGATAAACTGCTGCCGCGGGACGAACCGAATCGGTGCAGTCTCCCGGTCTTCCTCAGCGGCGAACTGATATTGCTGCTCGTAATCCATCTTGAGCTCCATCCTGCGCTGCGGGTCTACATTGGGGAGCTTCATGGACAGGTAATACGCCAACCCAGCCACCATCGGCGGCAGGAAACGGAAAGGGATGTCTTGGCCGTTGATACCGTTACCGGCATCCTGAATACGCCGCATCCGCCAGTACACAAAGGTGTAGGTCTGGGAGTTGTCCGGCTTCGGCCAGATGTGAATCTTGGGGTATACCGGATTGTTGCTGGAGTCTGTAGCCCCGGTCTTGCGCTGGAACCACACCTGAATCGGCCTGCCATTGGCGTTCTTGTTCGGGATCATGGCGTAGGTCGGCATACTGATCCGGGAGATGTTGATGTCGGTCTGGTTCTGGCCGGTACCAGTGCGGATTACATGATCCAGCAGGTCGATCGTATCCACCGGCATGTCGTACTCGCCAACGTCGTAAGTCAGCACCTGCTCTCCCTGCTCAATAGTCCACAGGTTGGTCCCACGATTTGGCCATTCGATGGTCAGCAAGTTGAGCGACCGCCGCGCCGTGCGTAGGTCATAGCCGGAACGCAACTCTTCGCCGCAACGCTCAAACGCCTCTTCCACAAGCGAGTTGAGGTCAAGGTTAAACGCAGTCGTGTCGGTTGTCTTGAAGGCCATATTACTTCACCTTTCCGCCCTTTCGGTATAACTTCACGGGCTCGTTCCCATCCCGCTTTTTCACGGTCTTGGGTTTAGGGCGCTTGCTGGGGGCGATCGCCCCCATGCCGCGGGACGGCCTCATCAGCAGCTGCCGCCCTTGCGAAGCATCTTGCCTTTGGTCTTGCCACGCTGGGCTACGCCATCAGCCGAACGACGGAAAACACCGCCGCCCTTTGCGTACTTCATGCCAGCTTCGGCTTTCTCGTGCTTGATCATGGACTTCGGAGCGCCCTTCTTTTGCATGAAGGCCACTTCCTTCTTCATCATCGCTTTCGATTCTTTCATGATCCCACCTTTCGATTTGGTTGATTCAAATGGCATGTCAACTTTACCATGCGCCGTGTTTGGCCGGTTGACTTTTGCTGTGGTGCTAAAACGCTTGCCCTTATCCGCTTTCATAAACTCCACACCGACAGACTGCGGTATCCCGACTTTCTTGGCGAAAGCCGGATTGTTTGCTGCTGCCGCCATGAGGCGGTGTTGGGCTGCGGATTTGGACGGCATTAGATCATCCGGCCCTTGGTTTTACCACGTTGAGCGATGCCGTCCGCACGGCGGGAGGCGGAGGATTTTACGGAGCCGCCAGTCTTCAACCCCATCACGTCTTTGGCGCGTTTGCGCATGGTTTCGCCAAATGTCGGCTTTTTCTTTGACGGCTCATCAAATCCGGAGAACATAGCACGGCGTTGCTCCTTGCGATCGTAACTGCCGTCGTCTTTCTTGGTGGCTTTCTTGGCCGGTGCGCTGCGCTTCGGCATCCGTTCCGAATCCGAAACCTCGGTCAGATCAGCACGATAAACTTTCTGAGCTTCCGAGTCGGAGTCCTTGTCGTAATCGACATCACCGCCATCTTCGTACCGTTTCATCTTTTTCATACTATCCGTCCTTTCGTTTTACCGCGTTGAGCGATGCCGTCTGCGGCACGTACATAGCCACCTTTACGGTAGTTGGCTCCACGGTCAGGTTTGGGAGT